ACCGATAACCAGCGTCGAGGTCGCTGTCTCCTTGGTCATCGGAAGCTGCACCTTGCGATAGATATCCTCTTCGGCAAGGCGGGCATGCAGCGGAATGTTGGCGAGAAAGGACGGCTCTTCGTTCTCCAGATACTGTTTGACGACAGCCTGTATCTGACCCCAGTTCATGTAATCCTCACCGTGACCCGCCCGACATCCGTGAGCAGGATGTTGGTTGTCTCGTGACCGACAGGGTTCCAGCCGTACAGCCTGCGGCTCTCTGCCAGTTCCGCTTTATCGGAACGCGAACCCTTGACGGTCTGCTTGTCGGAAGTCTTGACGCCGCGTGTGTCGAGTTGCGGATGGCTCTCGTCGTAGCAGGACTTGCATACCTTCAGCCCGGTCGGGCGACCGAGAAGGTACTCATCTCTCAGATGGGACAGTTTGAAACGCAGGCCGCAGCGGTCACAAATGCCGGGAACCGGCTTCATCGGTTGTAACTCGACATGTCGGGAACCATGAAGAAGGAGGCGCGGTCGCGATCCTCCTCCGCAGCCAGCATGTACTGGCGCTCATACTCCGCTTGCAGCATGGGGATGCGATCCGTTGCGTTCGGAGACTTCATCGCAAGGAAATAGGCCAGTCCCGAAACCAGTGCCGGGAGAAAGCGTGGCGGGATATCCACCGTGTTGGTGTAGTTCCCGGCATCCTGAATGGTGCGAATGCCCCAGCAGATGAAGGTTCCGTCCTCCGTGGGTGTCGGCCAGATGCGCAGCTTCGGCGGATAGGTGCGATGCACATAGTATTGCGACGGGGTGCCGGTTTCATTCTTGTTGGCCATTCCGGCCCACTGTGCCCCACCCAGCCGCGTCATCGTCTGGTCGTTCTGCTCAAGGCCGGTGCCGGTGCGCCATGCTGCATCCAGCAAGTCGATGGTTTCGGCGGGCAGTTCGACCGTATCGTTGCCCATGGTCATCGGCACGCTGAACTGTGTCAGCGTCCACATGTTGAGGCCGCGATTGCCCCATTCACGCATCAGCAAATCGAGTGAGCGGCGGGCAGTCTTTAGGTCATAGCCGCCGCGCACTTCGATCCCCACCATTTCATAGGCTTCTTCAATCAGGTCGATGATGTCCGGATTGAAGGTGGCAACGCCGGATGTGGTCACTTCTTACCCTTTTTGGCCGGGATTTTAGCGCCGCTCCTGCGGGCCTGACTGAGGGATGCGGCGACCGCCTGCTTCTGCGGATAGCCCGCCTTCCTCATTTCCTTGATGTTCTTGCCGATGGTTTCCTTCGACTTGCCCTTTTTCAGAGGCATCGCTTTCTTCCTCCATGGTCATCAGGTTCAGGACCGTGACCCGAACCGCTTTGTCCTGCGGAAAGACGACCGAGTTTCGTCCCTTGTTGACGCTGACAAACGGCACCCGGTAGACGGCGACAATGTAACCCTGTCCCTTCATCGCTTCACGACCGGCTGGCGACGGGAACCAGTCCAAGAGTTGTGAAATGGAGAGGAAGCCGAAGATGCCGCCCTCTTCCTTGAACCGCTCATAGAAGGGGCCACCTTCGTCCTGTGGACCGGTTGGCCTCTTGTCGAGAGGATCGTGACCACTAACCGCATCATAAAGCTGGACGGTGCCGGTCAGCGACCATGGACCCTTGCCGGTGTCACGGTGTTCGATCCGATAGACCCTCAATACATTGCCACCAGTCCGGTTGCCGTCGAGGCGACCTTGATAGCGCGGGGAGAGATCGGCAGCAGCGTGCCAGCCGGAACAGCCGAGAAGGTGACGGTGGTGCCGTCACGGTCGATAGCCACGACTGTTCCGGTGCCGCCAACCCAGATGCCACGGCATCCACCCATGTTGGGTGTGTCGCTCTTCACGACATCCTTGAACGCCTTGACCGGATTAGACCAGAGATCGGCCATCGCTCCCTCCTACGACAGGACGGCGCTGGTATCCACACGCAGCCAGTTGGTGCCGTTGGAGAAGCATGGGCAAGCGCCGGTCGCGGCGTCACTGACATAGATGAGCGCACCGGTATTGGTGGTTGCCGAAGGCACCGATGCCTTGGCATAGATCGGAAGCTTGACGGTTCCGCCAGCTTCCGCAGAAGAGATGTTGCCGATGAAGCCTGCCGTTGAAACGACGGGACCAGAAAATGTGGTGCGTCCCATGGGGTGGTTACCTTTCACAAGAAGGTGGAGGGCGGGGTGAAAGAAAGGGCCGGGGGAGTAACCGGCCCTTCCAATTAGCCGAGAGCGAGGGAGGAGATTACGCTCCCGGCGAGCCGTAAATCGCCAGCGGATCGCTCCAGCCGAAGCTGTAGCGTTCGCGGCTCTTGTAACGGTAGTTCCCGGTATCGAAGTCGGTATCCATGCCGGTCTTCAGTGGCGCTCTGACGAAGTGCTTGAGGCCGTTCGGGATATCGGTGGTCAGGAACCATGCGTCCGGATCGGTCAGGTAATGCATGACGCCGTAGCCTTCGGGAATGGCCCCGTTGGACTTCAGCGCGTTGACATCATTGTCTGCCGTGCCGGGACGCTGCTCCGTCTGCAACAGACGGGTGGCGACGAACTGGTTGCCGGGAGCGATGATCAGCTTCCTTGGCCTTGCGGCGATGAGAAGCCCACGTTCATCGGTCCATGCCGCGATGTCGATCACCGCATTTTCCAGTGCCGTCTCGTTGAGGTCCGTTGCGACCGCAGCGACATTCGAGTTGACGCCACCCGCAACCAGCGGATGGTCGGGAGCCAGCAACGGCTTGCCATCACCACCCGTAAAGTTGGTGTTGAAGCCATTGTTGAGGGTAGCCGCAGCCTTGACCTGTTTGGTGTAGGCCATGGAGCGTGCCAGCGCCTTGGTGTAGCGGGCCGAAAGCTGGTCATAGAGGTTGTCCTCAATGGCCTCCTCGGTGATCGCAAATCCCATGGCGATGGTTTCGTGGGTGTAGCGGGCGGTCCATGCTTCCTGCGCATTGTCATACGCAATGGCGGCACCTTCCATCTTCACCGGAGCAGTTCCGAAACCGGAGAGTTTCTGCTCTTCCTCAAACGAGCGGTCACTGTTTTCGGTCGTGTAGACCATGGTGTGCTCGTTCTCGTACTTCGCGTACTCCAGCCCAAACAGTTTGTTCAGACCGGGCAGCAACTCTTTGAAGAGTTGAGCGCGAGTGATAGCCATTTCTCAACTCCTTTCTTAAGCTGCCGGGTCACGGTTGAGGTGCGTGTTCAGACGGACAATGCAGTCCGTGAACGCATCACCCACCGCACTGCCGGGGCGACGGACAAAATCCACGATCCTGACGGGGAAGGTGGCGGTGGCGGCAATACCAGCGGTCGCCAAAGCAACAGCCGATCTGCCGGTGGTCAGTGAGCCTGCGGTCTGGACAAGGTTGGCGTTCAGACCCAGTTGCGCCTGCGTCACGGGACCGTTGGCCTGTATCTCAAACAGGAGATCAGGGTCGTCATAGACGTAAGCCCATGCGGAGGAGTTGGGTTTGATGACCGTACCAGCGGTCCAGAAGTTCCGATGGAACAGACCCATCGACGTGTCTTCGTACTCGCAGCCCCAGAAGACACCGACCGGCTTGGTGCCGGTAGTGGCTGTTTCTTTTTCAATAAAGCCAGCGACCAGTTTGACGAGATCGCCACAGAAGATCGACGTGGCGTAGCCGCCGCTGATCTTCATCAGACGATCTCCGTGTGACATGTACTGACCGCCCTGCATATTGACGGGCCGCAAGCCATAGGGAGCGGCAACTGCTGCCATCTCTTCTCTCCTATTGGTTTGTGGGGGAGGGTTAAGCGAGGTTACTCGCCAGAGCCGAATGTGGTGCGCGACTTGCGCTCCGGTCTAAGGAGCGGCATGCGCGGGTCATTTTCGCGGAGATAGTTGTTATCTACCGAGGACATCTGGTCTGCGGCGCGCTTCTCGTAATATTTCGTACGGGCGGTCACATTCTCGACGGCTGTCTTGCAAAGCAGCAATCCTCCAACCTCCACCCCATCGGGGAAGCGGCTGTCCCTGTCGGACATGATCTGGAGTTCAGGATGGTCCGCTGCCTTGACCGGCTCCCATCCTTCCCTGATGCGGGACGACACGTTCTTGTTGTCCGGTGTCCCGAAGCTGCTGGTTCTGATCCAGCGGAATGCGTAGCCGGGTTGCGGCAACGGTACAGGAAGCAGTGACGACGGCTTCCAAGATTGCTCTCTCTTCTCTGCCTCACGGGTTTCTTTGTCTCTAAGTGTGCGTGAAGCTTCGGCCATCTCTCTGATCCTGTTCTGCGACAAGCTGTTGTGCGTATTGCTCGACGGTCAATCCAAGTCTGCGAGCAAGACGGGCTTGGCTCTCCGTGATCTGTACTCTGCGCGGAGCGCCGTTTCCGGTGCGCGACACCGCTCCCACCGGGGGAGACGATCTGCGTTCCGGCAGTCCACCGTTGGAACGGTTTGAGCGGAAGCGATCCGGAAAGCGCCGCCGCATCTCCTCGTTCAGCTTGGTGTAATATTCCGGCTGATCGGGCATGATGCCGTCCCGCTCAACCAGTTGCTTGTGATAGCCAAGCGCGTAGCCGGTCATCGCATCATCGCGACCGAACCACGTATTCTTCTCTGCCCATTTCACCGCCGCCGGGTCTGGTTGTGGCTGCTGCGGCTCCGGTGCCGGACGATTGAAGATGCTCTCGTCTTCCTTGCGAAGCTGCATCGGCTGCTGTGCCGCAGCGCGTTCCATCTTGGCGATGGCCGAAGCAATGGCTTCCTGCGCCACCACCATGCCATTGGCGTCACCGGCATCGTGGGCTTCGCGATAGGCGACCTTGGCCTGTTCCAGCATCGACTGAAGACGCCCGCGATGCTCGCCCATCAGGACTTTCTCACCCTGATGGATGAAGTCCTTCATGGCGTTGTTTTCTTGCATCAGCCGTCTGGCAAGGTTGACGGCTTCCTGATTTTCGCGAGCGATCTCGTCGGCGCGGCGACGCTCCGCATGGATGCGGGCGGTCATCTGGGTGATACGCTTCTGGGCACCCTTGGCGTAGCCGCGAACCTCGTCCTCACCGGGAATGTCCGGTTCACCGTCGCGACTGTCGTCGGCTACCCACTTACCCTTGTCTTCCTCCGGTGCATCGTCGCCAATCTCGACTTCGATATCCGGACCTCTGTCCCTGCCCGGTTTGTCCGGGCGAACCAGTTCAGTCGGTTCCGGTGGCGTCCACTTCTCATCGTCTTCTTCGAAGTCGCCCTCTTCGATGAAGTCGTTATCCGTCAATGAGTTCTTCGGCATCACCATGCCCTTTCAACCTTGCGCGGATCATCCACGACCGCTTCCACGGTATCGTCGTTGATGAGCCGGAATTCCTGATCCTCGACTTTCAGTCGGGTGCCGGAATAGGAACGGAAGATCACCCAGTCGCCAATCTTGCACCACGGGCCGTTGGGGAACTTCTTCTCGTCCTGATAGGCATCCTCTCCCATGGAGACGACATAGCCGAAGATCGATGCGACCTCTTCCATTCTGCGCAGTTCATCCGGTCGTATGATGCCGCCTGCGGTTTTCTCCTCGACAGAAGGGATCGCGACGAGGAGTTTGTATCCTTTCGGGTCCGGAATGACCGAACCTTCAACATCCTTGATTTGCGTGGAGTACACGGTTCACCTCAAAAGAAACCCCGCGCCGGTCTTTCGGAACCGGGCGGGGCGAAGAAGGAGAAACTTAAGGCACCGGGCTAAGGTGCCACTCTAAAATACGGCACCCCTTGTCAGAGCGTCAACCTCACTGGTCCTCATCGTCCTCTGAGAATGCTTTCCTGACGATCTCCTTGACGATCATGAAGGTTCCCAGCATGGCGATCTGCTCCCGGTAGGTGGTGTAATCGGGGCAACTTCCATTGAGGATGTTGTGTTCGACCGTCGCCATCTCACGGTCGATCATGGCAAGTATCCGCTCCAGCATCATTTGCCGTTCGCCTTCGGTCTGGCCGCTGCCTTCATCCGGGCCTGCCGCTCCTGACTTTCGCGGTCAAGCTGCCGCTGATGATCCTCGCGGTCGCGCTCCTCCATTTTGTCGGCATGCTCCTGCCCCATCCTCTGCGCTTCCTGCACCGTGGTCGCGATGCTTTCGGAGATTTCCTTGCCAAGCCTGATGCCCTCTTGGCGCTCCTTGCTTTCCAAGTCCTGACCGAAGGTGACAAGGCTGGCCCCGACTTCCATACCTTTCATGCGCTCTTGGCTTTGCAGCTTGGCGTAGTCGAGTTGCTCTTCCTTGGCTTCCTTGGCGGCATCGACCACCATATCCACCGCGTCCTTCTTCTCCTTGTGTTCCTGCGCCTTCTCCTTGACCGCGACTTCCCTCTCGCGCAACTGGAACACAGGATCGGCAGCAATCTGTTCCGCCTGCTTCTGCTTTGCCTGCTGCTCGTGAAGTTCGCGCAGCCGCACCGAAGCGTCCGCCAAGGCTCGCGAAAGCATGCCCTCCACTTCGGGCGGCTGCTGTTCCCCCAGCGGGGGAAGCTGAACGCCCATGATCTGCTGTATCTCACCGTGGTACTGGTGAGCCAGATGTTCGGACAGATGGGCTTCCATTGCACCTTGCATTTTTGCCGCAGAGGGTGACGCCTTCAGCATTTCCAGTATCTTGGGATCGGTGAGGAGGCTGAGATGGACCTGAATATGCGCGGTGTGATCCTGATCAGGGAACACCTTGGTCGGCTGACTGGTCAGCATCGCCATATTTTCCTGCACCGGGTCCATGCGTGGCGGCGGCGTATCCATGGGCAGAATGCGCTCATCGTTCTTGACGCCTATGGCCTGCAATCCCGCCCGATGAAGTTCCTTCATGTTGTAAAGTTCAGGGTTCATTGCCGCCAGTTGCTGGACAGCCTGCGCCTGCATGATGCGGTGCGCCTGCGTTGAGGCATTGGGATCGGATACCGGGACAACATCCACGGTCTTGCCGTCGAAATCCTGACGCCGGTTGAAGGCACCGCTCTCATCCCACGCATACTTTTCGTCCATGTAGTCAAAGATCGACTTGGCGATGAGGCCGAATTCTCTACGTAGGGAAGCATGAAGACGGGCATGCACGGCAGTCATCACCTTCATCGACCGTTCAAGAAGCGCCAATGTGGTGCCGACAGGGGCGCTCATGGTCTGCGCGGTGATCTCGGTGTCGGCAATCGAACCCACCCGCCTGCCTTCCTCGACAAGCATTTGCAGGAGATTGGCCAGCACCGCTGACGGTTCCTTGTACGGCATCGGGAACAGGTTCTGTTGAATGGTCCCGGCAGGGACATCCACGTCCCGCCACTCACCGGGGGCGATAGGGGTGTCGTCGCCCTTGGTTCGTAAGCCCCTTGTCTTCAACCCACCGGGGAGGTTGGACAAGGTTCCGGCGTCAATCAATTGCCTCAAGATGGACGTGGATGCCTTGGCGATTGACCCAAGCAAATGGATCAACCCGATGCCGTAGAAACCCAGTGCAGGCATGTACTGGTAGTGAACGAAATACTGTTCGGCCACGCGCTGGTCGTCCATTTCGTTCCAGTTGCGGTAGACCGACAGAACCTTCCGGCTCTGTTTTTCAATTGTGATGATGTACGGGTCGGCAATCTCGTCCGGATCGGCAAGCACGCCGGGGAGATTGTAATAAGCATGGATTTCCCACAGTACATGGCGGTTATCCACCTGTGTCGCTGGTTCGATGCCGGTGATCTCGTTTTCTTTTTCCTTGCCCTCCGGCGGCGTTTCGACCGCTGGCTTCTCCAGCTTGACCTTCCGGTAGAAGCCTGCCCGCATCAGCTTCTTCACCTGATTGGGTGATCTGTGCATGACATGCGTGTAGCGTTCGGAATTCTCCAGATCGGAGCATCCGTAATCCACGATGAAGTCCTCTGCCGGAACCATGCAGGCGGAAGGCCGCTTCTTCAGCGGGTCGTAGTAGACCTTCTTGAACACCGAGCCTGCGAGAGGGAGACGAAACAGCAGTTGCTCCGTCTCGTTCCGATATTCCTTCATGTTCTCCGTTAGCTGGTAGTTCATCTCCTCCTTGACCCGCTTGGAGGTGGCGATCTTCTCCGGGCTTTCGTCGCCGTAGATTTTGGTCAGCACCGGCCCGTTGGCCGGGAAGATTTCGGTGATGGC